TAACCTTTTGTCCCTGCCAGAGAACCAGCGCAGACAACTTTTAGAAGGTGATTGGGCAGTTGCAGATGGTGCAGCGTTTCCTGAGTTTAGACAGTCCGTTCATGTAGTAGAACCATTTGATATACCAGATAACTGGGTACGGTTTAGATCAGCGGATTACGGATATAGTTCGTGGAGTGCAATTCACTGGTACGCAATTGATCCTGCATTCGAAACCCTGATTGTTTATCGAGAGCTATACCTATCTAAACATACAGGTAAAGACTTAGGTCGTGCGGTTTTAGATGCAGAAATGGGTGACAGTATTAAGTTTGGTATACTTGATAGCTCGTGTTGGCATAACCGAGGGCAAATAGGCCCAAGTATTGCAGAAGAAATGATTACAATGGGTTGCAGATGGCGACCAAGTGATCGTACCGCAGGTGCTAGAGTAGCAGGGAAGAACCAACTGCATGAAAGATTGAAGGTAGACGAAGAAACAGGACATCCTGGTATCGTTTTCTTTAACACATGTAGACAAATCATAGCAGATTTACCTGTTATCCCATCCTGCCCCAAAGGCTCAGACGATATAGATCAACGCTATGCTTCAGATCACACGTATGACTCATTGCGTTACGGCCTAATGAGCAGACCTAGATCTCTTTCACCATTCGATATGGGTAGAGGCGTACCTGAAAGACACTACAAACCATCAGATTCAACATTTGGATACTAAAATATGGCATTAATGGATAAACCTACTGATACGAACCCTGAAGATAGCACGGAAGCTACCAATGTAGTATCTTTGGATGAAAATGGAGATGTTGAACAGGAGAACTTAGAGTATTCTAGGCTATCTGAGTACGTTTCTGATCAATTTAGACGGTCAAAAGATCACAGATTGCAAGATGAAACACGTTGGTTGTCTTCTTATCGCAATTATAGAGGCATTTATGGCCCAGAAGTACAGTTTACTGACACTGAGAAGTCACAGGCATTCGTTAAGATCACCAAAACTAAGGTTTTAGCTGCATATGCACAGATGACAGACGTTTTGTTTGCAGGATCTAAGTTTCCTATCGGTATGGAAGCTCGTAGATACCCAAATAACGTACAGGATAGCGTACACTTTGACCCAAATGCTCTTACAGACGAAAAAGTTAAAGAAAAAACACAAGTAGACTACAAAGTACCTCGAAATATCGTCCGCCCAGAGATTGCTAGGGATTTAGGCCTATATCAGGACAAGCTAGAGCCTATAAAGGATGATTTAGAGGTAGGTGCAGGGACTAATCCAGGTTCTATCACGTATGAACCAGCAAAACGTGCTGCACAACTGATGGAAAAGAAGATGCACGACCAGTTGGAAGAAACCAACGCCGATAAGCATCTACGATCTGCTGCATTTGAGTGTGCATTGTTTGGTACTGGTATTATCAAAGGTCCTTTTGCCTTCGATAAGGAATATCCACGTTGGGACGATGAAGGTAACTACGATCCTATCATGGAAACGATCCCTAAGATAGAATATGTAAGTATTTGGGATATGTATCCTGATCCTGACGCTAGAAACATAGCAGAAGCAGAATATGTAGTGCAGCGCCATCGTTTAAGTCGTTCACAGCTACGAAATCTAAAGAAACGACCACATTTTCGTGATGAAAGCATAGAATTGGCTATTGAGTATGGCCCTGACTACGCACGAGAGTATTGGGAAGATGCCCTAGAAGATCACACACAATCAGACACTATTGAGCGTTTTGAAGTGATTGAATACTGGGGTATGATGGATTCAGAGTTAGCAGAAGAAGCTGAACTCAAAATACCTAAACAATTTAAAGATCGTGACCAGATGGAAGTAAATGTCTGGGTATGTAATGGTCAGATTATACGATTAGTCTTAAATCCATTCACACCAAGCCGTATTCCATTCTGTGCAGTACCTTACGAGCTAAACCCTTACGGATTATTTGGTATTGGTGTTGCTGAGAACATGACTGATACACAATTATTGATGAATGGGTTTATGCGAATGAGTGTGGATAATGCTGCACTATCAGGCAACCTGTTGATTGAGATTGATGAAACAAACCTAGTACCTGGACAAGACTTATCTGTATATCCTGGTAAGGTCTTCCGCAGACAAGCAGGAGCGCCTGGTCAAGCTATCTTTGGTACAAAGTTCCCTAACGTATCTAACGAGTTGTTGATGATGTTTGATAAAGCACGTCAGCTATCAGATGAGAGTACAGGCATTCCGTCTTTTTCCCACGGGCAAACAGGCATCACAGGTGTAGGTCGTACTGCTTCAGGTATGTCTATGTTGATGGGTGCTGCGGCTCAAGGTATTAAGACAGTGGTGAGAAACGTAGATGATTACCTACTAGCACCATTAGGTAAGGCATTGTTTAGCTTTAACATGCAATTCAACTTCGACAAGCAATTTGCTGATGGTGATCTTGAAGTAAAAGCTAGAGGTACAGAAAGCTTGATGCGGAATGAAATCCGTAGCCAACGCCTACTACAGTTTATGCAAATGACGCAGAACCAACAAATGGCCCCGTTTGTTAAATACGATTATGTACTTCGTGAACTGGCAGCTTCAATGGATCTTGATGAAGATAAGATCTTGAACGACCAACGTGAGGCAATCGTACAAGCTAAGATGATGGCTGAGATACAAGCGATGATGCCACCACCTCCACCGCAAGCTGCACCAGCACAAGGCGCACCTAACCCTAGTGATCCTACAGGTAATGGTGGTGGGAATATAGCACCAGGATCAGCACCCGAACCAGGCGCACCAGGATTTACTGGAGCAGGTGGTGGAGACAATGGCGGCAATGAACCCGCACCTACTAATGCACCACCACAACCACCAGTACAATAATAGTTAGCCACTAAGTATTCCAATTTACTGGAACACTGGAACACCCCCCCCAAACATCATTATAATTAAACAATAGGGTTAATACACCTATGGATAAACAACTGTATCGTGCGCTGCTTATGTTGGTGAACGATAAGAAATCAATGGAACTTCTAAAGGAATATGCAGAAGCAAAGATCGCACTGCACCATAAACAACTAGAAGCCTCAAAAGATCACCACGACATTCTAAGACTACAAGGCGCTATTGCTGAGTTGCGTAGATTTAAAACACTTCGTGACGAAGTAGTTAAGGGAGCAGAATAATGAATACGAATGCTAGAAAAGTAAAAGGTGCAAAAACCCGTAACGGTAAGCCTGTTTGGATTAATGACGAGAATGATGAACCATACTCAGAAAAATCTATGTCTTTTGAATATGGCGATGGGCAACTGGTAACCCCTACAATCGATCCTAGTACGGGTGAACGCTACAACTTAGATAAGCTATTCGAACATTATAAAGAGAATGGGCCATACGATATATTTACAGGTGAAAAACTACCTGTATTTGAAGATGTTTCAACTGCTGATGAATATTCTAAATGGCGCTCAGATAACATCTTTAATTTCGATCTATCAGAACAAGAATTCTACACAGGTGAATCTGGTTTGTACTCCAAGCAAGATGGTTCTGACACAAGTTTTTCAGATAGAAAACAAGACATGATCGATATTGCGGCAGGAGCTAGGGACAAAGTTTATGACTTATTTGGTATATCTGATGATGAGAAGACAGGCTTTGCGTTGGGCGGTTATCTTAGCTCACTTAAAGGCATCACAACAAAAGAAGGTGAAGAAATGGCTAAAGAAAAATTTCAGTTAGACCGTAAAAAAGCCGACAAGAACGGTGACGGTAAATTAAGTAAGTATGAAGAAGCTACAGGCGAAGCCATACAAAAAGCTATGGATGATGATGAGCTAATTGAAATGTCTCATGGCGGTATGGCTTGCGGTATGATGTCTGATCCAGAAAGCGGTAACGAAATACCAATGGGATCTAGTGCAGAGAATGTACGGGACGATATCGAGGTAATGATATCTGAAGGTGAATACGTTCTCCCTGCCAACGTAGTTAAATGGCATGGCCTAAAACATATTATGGATATGCAATCAGAAGCCGAAATGGGCTTGATGAGCATGTATGATACTGGGCTTATCCAGTACACAGACGAAGAAGGTGCTGAAGAACCTGAAGAGGTAGAAGCAGCAGAAACAGATGCTCCTGAAGAGGACATCGAAGTCGAAGTCGCTACCGTAGAAGTAGACGACAAACTTGATGATAGTGAGGAAACTGAGGAGATTTCCCCACGCACATCAAACCTACCAAGTGTAATGCAACGGAAGAGTTATGCATTTATATCTTAATTAAGGGCTACTCGCTTTATGCGACCCCCGTGAGGCAATAATGGCAAAATATCGAAGAATAGAAGAAGAAGACAATGGGCTATCTTACGCAGAAGAGTTCGAAGCTGAAAACCCTGCAAAAGAGTCTGAAGTAGTTGAAGGCGAAGATACAACATATAAGAAAAGATATGGTGATCTCCGACGACACTCGCAACAGTTAATGCAACAAAAGGATCAAGAGCTTACCAAGATGAAAGCTCAACTAGATCAGGCCGCAAAAGGTCAGATTAAGTTTCCTAAGACAGATGAAGAGATCGATGTCTGGTCTAAGAAATATCCTGATGTAGCAAAGATTGTGGATAGTATCGCCCAAAAACGTGCTAATGAAGCACTTGCAGAGGGCGAGAAGCGTATGGAAGGATTACGTCAGTTAGAAACTAAGCTTACTAAAAAGGAAGCTGAACAAGAGCTGATGAAAGTACATCCTGACTTTGGTGATATTAGACAAGACCAAGGATTCCATGAATGGGTTGCTATGCAACCAAGCTATATCCAAGATGCTTTATATAAGAATAATACAGATGCTAGAGCAGCTTCTCGTGCAATTGATTTATATAAAGCTGATAGAGGTTCTTCTAAAACTAAGTCTAAATCAGCGGCTCATGCTGTAGGCAGAACATCTTCATCTACACCTAAAGCGGCTGGTCGTGCATCCTTTTCGGAAAGCCAGGTGCAAAACATGAGTATGCATGAATACTCTAAGCAAGAGGCGGCAATAGAAGAAGCTATGAGTAACGGTAACTTTGACTACGACATAAGTGGTGGCGCAAGATAGGGTGTTGCAATGACACTTAACTAATGTTATAATAAAGGTGAAGCGGCAGAGAATTATACTTTGCCCTTCACAGCTTTTTGGAGATACGTCCCTAAAGACATATCTTCTGAGAGCTAAACTTCTCAACATCAGAATAGAGCCACCTTCAAGGTCTACCTCCAATTCTGTTTTTTTATCCAGAAGAATATCGACGTTTAGTCCACCAGTGTGGTGAAGCCCGTCTACTACTTAGCTGCAACTAACTAGTTTATGCACCTTCATAAATCACTGCCACTTAATTGTCCTCTTCGGTGTTTGTTCGGGTTTCGACCCCGCCATTCTACAAGGAGTACAACAATGGCATTTCCAAAAGCAGCAGGTCATGGCAACCTGCCCAACGGCAATTTTTCGAGTGTAATTTATTCGAAAAAAGTCCAAATGGCTTTCCGCAAGAATACAGTTACGGGAGCTATCACTAACTCTGACTACTTTGGGGAAATTGCATCCCAAGGTGATACAGTTCGTATTATCAAAGAACCAGAAATTTCTGTGTCGCAATACCAACGTGGCACGCAAATAGCTGCACAAGATTTAGACGATGAGGATTTTTCTTTAGTCATCGATAAAGCTAACTACTTTGCATTTAATATGGACGATATTGAAGAAAATATGAGTCACATTAATTTTATGTCACTTGCTACAGATCGTGCAGCACATCGTTTGGCTGATCAGTATGACCAAGAAGTATTGGGCTATTTAGCTGGTTACAAGCAGTCTGCATTACATGCATCTGCAAGTGCAGTAAATGATATAGTAAACGGTGATAAAGCAGTAGATTCTGCTGGATCAGACGAATTGTTATCTTCAATGAAGTTAAACAAAGGTTCGTTTGGTAACATCACAACGTCTTCTGCTGGCGATCATTCGATCCCATTAGCGGCACGTTTACCAGGTGCAACTGCACTACCAACAGGTACAGCTTCACCAGCAATGGTTGTAGCTCGTATGAAGCGTCTACTAGATCAACAACAAGTTGATACAGCAGGTCGTTGGTTGTGTGTAGATCCAGTATTCATGGAACTATTAGCAGATGAAGATTCACGCTTCATGAACGCTGATTTCGGTGAAGCAGGTGGACTACGCAACGGTTTGACTTTGAAGAATTTCCACGGCTTCCGTGTATATACATCTTCAAATTTACCAGCAGTTGGCACAGGTGCAGGGACTTCAGGTGCAGCTAACCAAAACACTAACTTTGGTGTTCTAGTAGCTGGTCATGACTCAGCAGTCGCAACAGCAGAACAGATCAATAAAACGGAAACATACCGTGATCCAGATAGCTTTGCGGACATCGTTAGGGGCCTACACTTATATGGTAGGAAGATCCTTCGTCCAGAAGCTCTTGTTACTGCTAAATATAACGCAGCGTAAGGAGATACAAAAATGGCGTTAACTTCCCCAGTTCGTTTAGAGACAGCAACAATTGCACACGGTTCTCTTACAACAAACTCAGTACATGATATCGGTACAGTACCACGTAATTGCGTAGTCCTTGCCGCAGGTTCTGAGTGTATCGCAGCAGCTACTGTTGGCGGTGCAAACGCAGTATCATTAGGTGTGACAGGTGGTGACATCGATGCACAAGGTACTGTAGATATAAATGCTGGT